ATGGCGGGCACTAACAAGCTAAGTGATAAAAAGCTCAAGGCATTCCAGGGGGCCAGCCGTGATGCGCCAGAAATGTATGCTGATGGTGAAGGTTTAAGCGTCAGGGCATCAAAACAGGGTCAACTGAGTTGGGTATTCTCGTACCGGTTGGGTGGAAGAGGTAGCAAGCTCGAACGTTTAACGCTTGGCCGTTACCCGGATTTGTCGCTAAAAGCTGCGAGAGAAAAGCGGGAAAAGTGTCGTCAGTGGTTGGCTGGTGGTCTCGATCCAAAAACAGAGCTTGAACTGAGCACTGAAGAAACGTTTAAACCTGTGACAGTAGAGGATGCTCTAGAATACTGGCTGGTGAATTACGCCAGGAGAAAGCGTAGCGATGAGGAACTGGTGAGGGCACAGCTGCGTAAGCATATTTACCCGCGGCTCGGACGTTATCCACTCACACGATGTGAAACCCGCCATTGGGTGGCCTGTTTTGACGAAATAAACCAGACCAAACCCATGACCGCTGGTCGCATGTTCCAGATATCCAAACAGGCGTTACGTTTTTGCAAGGTTCGCCGCTATGCCGCCAGTGATGCTCTGGCCTTTCTTACCATTCAGGATGTGGGCCAGCCATCCGGCCAACGTGACCGCGTATTGTCAGATAGCGAGCTGGCTGATGTGTGGCGCTGTACAGATAGCGATGATCAGCAGCCGTATTATTCACGTCTTCTCAAAATGCTGGTGCTTTTTGGTGCGCGAACGATGGAAGTTCGCCTTTCTCGATGGTCAGAGTGGGATTTTACATCGTGGATTTGGACTGTACCGAAAGAGCATAGCAAGACCCGAGAGAAAATCGTGAGGTCGATACCTGAAGCTATACGCCCGTGGTTGGAAGAGTTAAAGCGCGAGACCGGGAAAACAGGTTTGTTACTGGGTGAAGATCGTACCCGTCAGGCTGTATCATTGAAAGGGCGCAGGCTTTTTAAAGATTTTCACCATAACGAGCCGTGGACGTTGCATGATTTGCGCCGCACGTTTTCCACAGGGCTGAACAATATGGGTATAGCACCGCATATAGTCGAGCTGCTGTTGGGCCATGCCTTGCCGGGAGTTATGGCGATTTATAACCGTAGTCTGTACTTGCCGGAGAAGCTGGATGCGCTGAACAAGTGGTATGACCGCTTAGAACTTCTTGCGGGTAATCATCAAAATGTGGTTCTGTTACCTGTAATGAATAGAGATTAAACTGGTCTTGCGAGTCTAGGTCGGCCAACCGAAAAGCGGGGAACCCTACCCGCCTGGCTCGCAAGTTAATTAGGGGCGTTGAGGGTAACGTTATGAGTAAAGAGCTTTCATTTACAACAGAACTGCCGGAATGGTTTGATTTAGAGCAGTACATCCCTTTTAAAAGCATGAGTAGTAAAGAATTAGCTCTGCAATTACATTATCGACTGCATACATTAATGATAATGAATTTAGGTTCATCGGGTATATTCGATTTGATGTATAAGGATGGTGTTGTTATCCCCGAAAATGAAGGCTCTAAAAAATATAGTTCTTGGGTAAAAGAAAAACGCTCAGAAGGCAGGAGACTTAGTCAAAGTCTTGCAATTTCTCCTATAAATAGGACTGAATTATCATGGATGGCTATGCAAAAGGAGAGTGATTCACATAGATATCCACTTCCTTATGACGTTCAGATTTTACTATCTGACCTAAGAAATGATGGTAATGTAAATAGAAACGTTGTTCTGTCTGTAGATGATATAATGGCATTGAAAGATAATATGGATGAGTATCACAGGATCGAAAACGAAAGCATAGATTTACTTTTGCCAAGGAGTAGCAATATCCATGTTAATATAGATTTATCTATGCCTGATAGATTTATTATGGAAGGATTGAAGGGATTGTTATCTGTATGGAGAAAACAATTAAATATTCCATCGCCCAATCCAAAACTTAAGTCTTCTTTATCTATTCTGAGAAGTAATTTCATAAATTATCGGGCGTTTCAAATCATTGACCTAAAACTTTGGGCAAAATCAAAGGAATTGCGCTATAGGGACTCTTTCCTACATACAGTGATATTCCCAGATGGTGATAAAACACTTAACTTGGATGATTTTAGGAAAAAAGCCATCCCATTCGCTGATGATGTGTTAGATCCAAGGCTGCCATCTGCAATGTTGGATATGTGTCGCGCGGAAGAAAAAAACGGGGCAAAATCTTCCGAAGAATAATTATGGAAAAAACCTTCTGAATTATTTTTTGCATTGAATGTTTCAGAAGGTTTTCCCTTCATTTCATAATCCTACAATTAGACAGATAAAAATATAAGTATATCCACAACACAAGAACAGTTAGGAAAGTGTCCTTCTGAATGTGTGAAGTGGAGGAAGCATGTCAAATACTCTTTTTACCCCGCCAACACCTGAGCAACGCCGCAACATTCTGGCAGAGTACGGAATTAAGTTTGATCGTCGTATTCGTGAAAATGAATGTTTTGAAATAACCAGCCTTTCCCGTTCCACCCGCTGGTATATGGAGAACGAAGGTAAATTCCCGCCACGCTGCCACTTTGGCCGTAATAGTTGCGCCTGGCTTTTGTCAGATGTTCTTTGGTGGGTTCGCAATCCGCCTGCTGTTGAGAACGTCAACACCCCTTACAACCGTAAATCCGCGTAAGGGGGGCGCTATGCAAAAATTAAATGAGTTGGTTCCGGTTAATCCCGGAAATATTGGCGGCGTGGCGGTATCGCTGGTCAGTGCTAAAAAACTCCATGCGTTTCTCGGCGTTGGGCGTGATTTCACCAACTGGATTAAAGGGCGTATTAGCCAGTACGGCTTCATTATTGGAGTTGATTACATCATTGTTGAAAGTTTGAGCACGCCAAAACGGGCGAGCGCAAAATCTCGGCAGCAGATGGAACATGACTACCTGATCACTATTGATATGGGTAAAGAGCTGGCAATGGTTGAGCGCAACGAAAAAGGGCGGGAGGTGCGCCGCTACTTCATCAACTGCGAACGCCAGGCAAAAGCCGCCGCTAATATCCCCCAGACGTTACCGGAAGCCCTGCGCCTTGCTGCTGATCTGGCAGAAAAGGCAAGCGAACTTGAAAACCGGCTGGTGGCCGCTGCGCCAAAGGTTGATTTCGCTGATCGCGTGGCGGAGATCAACAAGGGTATTTCCATTCCCAACTATGCCAAAGCCGTAGGGCTTGGCCCCATCAAATTATTCGGCTGGATGAGGCAACAGGGGATTCTCATCAACGGCGGCCAGCGCCACAACCTGCCTATGCAGCGTTATATCGATAGCGGTTATTTTGCCGTTCGCCAGGGAACGTATGAAACGAATGGCGAGGTAAAAGCCTCATTCACAACGATGCTGACAGGGAAAGGTGAGCAGTGGTTAACGAAGAAACTGATCGCTGGTGGTGTATTGCCGGAGGTGCCGAATGCTGACGCTGAATAAAACAAAGGCAGCTTTGCAGAGCTGCCAATGTCACTACCAAAAACTTAAGCAGAAACAGCATACCAGGGTTAACGCTTGTGGTCAAAGAGTGAGCGCTCCTGAGATTACAGGAACTGCGCCATTGGCGAGGTTAAGGGGTATGTCCAAATCTGGACACTCCCGCCAAGGGTATACGAACTTTTCCGCACACCTGCAAACTACCCAGAAATTAGGCTGTTTAGGGAGTACTCAACTTTTTTTCAAAACTTCCTCGCAACCTGGCCGCAATAGATCTCGTTCATTGCTTCCGCAAAGGCTCTTTGTCGTGAAGCATGATTTTAAGAGAAAGGCTGCGACAATTAAAACAGCCGCCAAGATGAGAATTTTCTTCATTGCTCATCCTTTTGGCTCAATGCCGCGCTGCTGTAACTCTTTGCGGATTATTCTCTTGATCCAGGCTGATACAGATGCGTCACCATCTTGTGCCAGAGCCTGTTTGATCCCTTCTTCTAGGCTTGGTTCTACGCGTAATGCGATCTGCTTATTGCCTTTGGCTTTAATTTCTATGGTTGACATTTGGTTGACACCTGATTACTTTGAAATGGTAATCAAGTGTATGACATGTGCATACCAAAAAGCAACGCCCCGGAGTGCAGGAACACTGCCGAGGCGTCTAACCAAACCGTTATACGAGGTAACGATCATGGCTGAATTACAGCATACCCAAACTCGCCCGGAATTTACATGGTTATTCCTGGCTACCCCCGACCATACCCCTGAATGCACACCAGTAGTGCTGCGCATTGATGCTGACACCGAAGAAACCGCCCGCGCCGCCTTCCCCGGCTGGGAACTGGTATTTGCCGCAAAAATCCGTGCTCATGCTCCATGCCGCGTTGCTTTCTTCGATTACACCACCCACCGTGGATGGGAGTTCGACAGCGCAGCTATTCAGGGGGGGCACCATGCGTAAGGTCAAATGGTCGGAAATTGACATTGAAGATGAACTGCGCCGCCTGGAGGCGCTGCTCTCAACATCGCTGTATATGAATTTCGAGGATGAAACCGAGTACAGCGTTGCTATGGATCTGATCAGTATGTCGTTGTCCCGTGTTCGTGAACTGAAAGCGGCAAGTGAGGTGAGCCATGCGTGATATCTACCACCAGCTTGTTAAGAGCACTCCTGATTTTAAAAACTTCACTGATGAGGCTTTGGCTGAATCCAGCGATTTATATGCTGCTGGTGCATTTGCCATCAATAGTGCGCTCACGCTGATCGGAAATCTGGCATTAGACGCAACCAATGCAGAAGAATATGCAGATGAAGATGCTCGCCGTGACTTAATCCTTGTAAGCCATGTGTTGCGTCATCTTCCAAGAATGGCGCAGGCGCTTAATCAGAGTAGCGAGTCTGCGGACTATGTTCGTGCCCAGCGCAACAACAATCGGGAGGCTTAACGTGATAACTCCTGAAATCAATGACCGCTGGTCAGAAAAGCATGGCGCAATGATTACGGTGAACAATATCGCCTTTAACCGGGTGACGTTCGTTCGTGATGGTTACGAATTTCCCTGCATTTTCCCGCTGGAAAGATTTGTTAAAGAATTCACTTTTATAAGCCGGGGGCAGGGATATGAAAAACGCGCCTAATGTCAGGCTACTCCCGAAAGATAAATTTACTGAGGCAATTATTTTCGCGGGTAAAGATGCTTATGCCCATGCTAAGGGCTGGGAAGAGGGATTAGGTAAGCAGGTGGCCGGTGATTCCATACCACCGGTTTATCTTGGGCCGAAGCAACTGGCGGAACTGGACAACCTGCAAATTATTGATGAGGGACGGCGTTCAGCTCGGGTATATCTGGCTGGCGATATCGAGCCGATCATGATTAATGCTATTGGCGAGAAGCTGGCACGGGCGGCGGTGCAGGATGCAAAACTGTATAAGGGCATTCCTGACAGGAACCCGGAGGACTGGCGCGAATATCTTAACCGGCTTCGGGAGCAATCCAAAAATGAAGAAAACAATATCCACCAGTTGCCTGTAACGAAGAGAGCGCAACTTCAGACATTCATTGAGGTTAGTCCGGCCCTTAACCAGATGGGGGCCAGTCAACGCGGAGAGGTGCTTCTTGCGCATTACGATGGTGCTCTGGCTATTCACGCTGATTCTGACACGGTTCACCACTACAACGGAGTGATCTGGAATCCGATCCCGGATAAAGAACTGCAACGGGAAATGGCACAAATCTACATTGATGCAGAAGTGGCCTATTCGCAGAACGCCATTAAATCGGCGGTGGAAACCATGAAGCTGAGTCTCCCGGTCATGGGGGTTACGGCCCGTAACCTCATTGGCTTCAGCAATGGAGTATTTGATACCCGAACGGGGCAATTCAGGGAACACAATAAGACCGACTGGCTGCTGATCGCCAGTGAACTTCCTTTCAGCCCACCAGCCGAGGGGGAGACTCTGGCCAGCCATGCCCCGAACTTCTGGAAATGGCTTCGCCGTTCCGTGGCCAACAATGACCGCAAGACAGATCGTGTACTGGCTGCGTTGTTTATGGTGCTGGCTAACCGTTACGACTGGCAGCTTTTTCTTGAGGTCACGGGGCCGGGTGGTAGCGGTAAAAGCGTTATGGCGGAAATCTGCACGATGCTGGCGGGTAAAGCCAATACCGTATCAGCCAGCATGAAGGCGCTGGAGGATGCGAGGGACAGGGCGCTGGTGGTTGGCTACTCGCTGATCATCATGCCGGATATGACCCGCTACGCTGGCGATGGTGCAGGTATTAAGGCTATTACAGGCGGCGATAAAGTGTCGATAGACCCCAAACACAAAGCGCCTTATTCGACACGGATACAGGCGGTAGTGCTGGCCGTCAATAACAATGCTATGACCTTTAGTGATCGAAGCGGTGGTATCTCGCGACGCCGGGTGATATTCAATTTCACAGAGGTAGTGCCAGAAAATGAACGAGATACGATGCTGGCCGAAAAGATAGAGGGTGAGCTGGCCGTAATCATTCGTCACCTGCTGACCCGCTTTGCCAGCCAGGACGAAGCCAAACGGCTATTGCACGAGCAGCAGAAATCCGAAGAGGCACTGGCTATCAAGCGTGAGGGTGATTCGCTGGTGGACTTCTGCGGCTACCTGCTGGCGTCTGTGGCGTGTGATGGGATGTTTATCGGTAATGCCGAGATAGTACCTTTCAGCCCACGCAAATATCTCTATCACGCCTACCTCGCATATATGCGGGCCAATGGTCTTAGCAAGCCAGTATCGCTAATGCGGTTCGGTACTGATATGCCTGGGGCAATGTCTGAGTATGGGAAGAAGTACGAAAAGCGGAAGACCAAGCACGGTATCAGGTCAAACGTTACGCTACACGATGACTCAGACTACTGGATGCCATCCTGTTCCGGTACTTCTGAAAACAGAGGGGTAGAGTAAAGTTATAGAATAAGTGTTCACCAGTATTCACCCTGTTAAAAAGTTTATTTATAACAGATAGTTAAGGGGTGAACACTTATTTATTAAGTATTCACCAAGTATTCACCTGTTCACCTTTTGATTGATTTTTGTTCTAAAGGGTGAAGGGTTGGGTGAACACTAGTGAATACCTGAAAGAGTAGTATTCACCATATAACCTTATGAATTTAATTAAGAAATTCGCAAGGGTGAACAGGTGAACACTTAAACGTATATTTTTTAATTTTATAGCAGACTAAAAACATAATTGGTGGAGGTGAATGATGATCGTTAGTGATTTCATGGACGAGCCGGAGCTGTTCGCGCTGCTGGGTAAGAAGAAAACAGCCGTGTGGCGATTACGCAAAGATCATGGATTCCCCAATCCAGTACTCACCTACCCTTCACGCTACAGCCGTAAAGCTGTAATGAAATGGCTTGAGGAAGGTGGCGTAAATAGAAGTAATAATTTGGATATTTGCACGATAAAATAATGAGGTAAATAATGAAACTAATTGGCAAAGATAACGGGCATATGAGCGATCTCAAGTTTCTCTACAGCGCCGTTGATGAGCTTTCAAATAAAGATGAAATTACAGTGACGGATTTTCTGGCTCTGAGTGCTTTTGTCACTTCAGAAAAGCTTGATCTGGAATCGTACCAGTCTGGGCTGGAAGAAGGGGGGCAAGAGTTGTCGAAAGATGCCAGTGCTTACCTCAATCTTCTCCAGAGGATGGCGGCTGATTTATCGTATCCAGCCTCTGGTCTTAAGAACGCTATCCATAGCGCACAATCAACGGCGAGCTTTGCTTTCTATCAGTGGGGGCTGGATAAAGAATAATCATCCAGCCATGTAAACTAAAGGCCTGGTTTTTCCAGGCCATATTTTAAAGCAGACCTAACAGCGCGGAAGCGCCAGCGCCAACGATACTGGCAACGGTGCTATTTTCTAGTAACTGTTTCAGCATTGATTTAGCCTGTGGATCGCCAGACTTAGCTACTTTCTCGACAAGTTCAGTAATACTAATATTCACCAGCATATGATTACTTTCACCTATTTGAACTTGCTCACCACTGACGGAGCCAATATTAAAAGTATTCATGCTCTTTGCTGTCCTGTGTGCGTCGGAAGAAAGATTCTCTACGGATAACGTAAGTAAGTGAGGATGCGTTGTACCCACGTTCAGCGTTCCATTCTTTGATATTGAAAGATCGACAACTTTAAGGCTTAACTCGCGGCTTCCAATCTTCTGAATCAGAATATCGCCCAATTCAATTTGCGGTTCGTCAGTAAACGGGATATCTACCTGATTTTTTCCTGTGCTCCGGCTTCCTTTAAACTCCTCGCCGGAAATTAAAAAAATATCCGGGTATGCCATACCATCAAAATCGAAGTCCATAAAATCCCCCAGAAGTGGTTTTTTCCCGTTCATACTATCAAACTTTGTAAATTATTTGTTCTCCTGTTTTCGCTGCTGTTTGCGACAACATAGAGGTGTTTACTCATTGATTATTATGTATATCTTGAAGAGTGGCACTCAGACGTGAGCCGCCACTGTCCACCTGGTTTTTTTCCGTTCTGCGACGGTTTCCTTTCCAGGTGGACATCCCTCCAAGCGCTGGTTTCACGTCTCAACGTTAATTGTTACGGAAACCACTCCATGAAGAAATTACTTGAATTACGCCAGCAGAAAGCCGCACTCAAAACCCAGATGCGTTCCTTGCTGGAAAAAGCTGACAGCGAAAAGCGAAGCCTGAACGATGAAGAGGGCAAACAGTTCGATGAACTCCGCGCCCAGGCTGATGCGCTTGAAGTTGAAATTACCCGCCTTGAGGCCGTCGCCGACGATCAACGCAATTTGCCTGGTACTTCTGTTGAAGGTGAAGGTGTAAGCAACGATGAGCTGCGCCACTACATCATGACCGGCGATACCCGCTCTCTTTCCACGCTGGTGCAGGCTGATGGCGGCTATACCGTTATCCCTGAGCTGGACAAAGAGATCATGCGCCAGTTGCAGGATGACAGCGTTATGCGCTCCATCGCCACGGTGAAGACTACCAAAACCAACGAATACCAGAAGCTGGTGTCAGTGGGCGGCACTACCGTTAAGCGCGGCACCGAAGGTGAAGCGCGTACCGAAACCAGCACACCGAAGATGGAGCGCGTTGATATCAAACTCAACCCGATCTACGCCTATCCGAAAACCACTCAGGAAATTCTCGACTTCTCCGAAGTTGATATTCTGGGTTGGCTGTCCTCTGAAATCTCCGACACCTTCACCGAAACCGAAGAGAGCGACTTTGTGAATGGTGACGGTGATAAAAAATCCAAAGGGTTCATGTCCTATCCTCGCGCGGCCACCAGCGATAAAACCCGTCCGTTCGGTACGCTGGAGAAGATGGAAACCGCTGCCGTTTCCGCTGATGGTCTGATCGACCTGCTGTTTAAGCTGAAAGCCAAATACCGCAAAAACGCCGTATGGGTGATGAACTCCAATACCGCCGCCACGCTGCAAAAGCTGAAAAATGGCAACGGGGATTACATCTGGCGAGACGGTCTTGTCGCTGGTTCTCCCGATATGCTGCTGGGCCGTCCTGTTTCGTATCTGGAAACCATGCCGGACGCCGCCGAGGGTGAAGCGTTCCTGGCTGTGGGCGACTTTAAGCGCGGCTACTACATTGTGGATCACACTACTGGCGTGCGTACCCGTCCTGACAATATCACCGAACCTGGTTTCTACAAGGTTCACACTGATAAATATCTGGGCGCCGGGGTGGTGGACTCCAGGGCTATCAAGGTGCTTGAGCTTTCCGGCTCCGGTTCCTGATCTGACGTTTAAGGGGCTTCGGCCCCTTTTTGCCCTCTGTGGAGTCCAATAATGAAAACAATCGATTTTGAAATCCGTACCTCCGAACTGAGCGCCAGCAACAAAAAGCTGGTGGGCTATGCCGTGCGCTGGAACAGCCTGTCAGAGGTGATCTGGGATGAGTTCCGCGAGCAGTTCGCGCCAGGGGCGTTTAAAGACAGCCTGGCATCCGGTAATGATGTGCGTGCGCTGTACGAGCATAACTATACCCAACTGCTGGGGCGCACAAAATCCGGCACACTGGTGCTGTCAGAAGATGATATCGGGCTGCGTTTCGAGCTGACCCCGCCAAACACCCAACTTGGCAATGATGTTCTGGAGCTGGTGGATCGAGGTGATATTTCCGGTATGAGCTTCGGTTTCCGTGCGCTGAAAGAGTCCTGGGATATTACTCCTACACCGTATATTCGCACTGTTACCGCCGCCGAGCTGCGGGAAATCACCGTCACCTCTATGCCTGCTTACCCTGAGTCCGGCGTGGAAATTGCGCACCGTTCTCTGTTTTCCCAACATCCTGAACTGCGCCGCGCTGGTGATAACCGCCGACGCTGGGCTGACTTAGCGGGGCTGTGATATGTGGAATATCTGGCCTTTTGGCCGTAAATCTGAGCCATCCGAACAGCGCAGCATGACGATTGATGAGTTTCTGGCGATGGCAGGGATTCCAAATACCGGATCAGGCGAATATGTGTCTGCTGGTACTGCGGAATCTCTGCCGGCGGTGATGAACGCCGTGTCAGTTATCAGTGAGGCAGTGGCAACAATGCCCTGCTATCTCTACCGCGTGCCCAACGATAACGGGCGAGAAGCGCGGGAGTGGTTAAGTAATCATCCGGTAGATTTTCTCCTGAACGAGCAACCGAACGACTGCCAGACGCCTTACCAGTTCAAGCGCACGATGATGCGTCATTGCCTGCTGAATGGTAACGCCTATGCGGTGATCCAGTGGGGCCGTGACGGCCAGCCGCAATCCCTGCATCCGTATGCACCGGGGGCGGTTGTTCCTGAGCGTATCGGCCAGCATAAGTACAAATACACTGTTACTGAGCCGTTTACCGGGGCAGTGCGCACCTACTTGCAGGAAGAGATTCTGCACCTGCGTTACTCGACCGATGATGGTTTTCTGGGGCGCTCGCCGATCACCATCTGCCGTGAAGCGCTGGGATTAGGTCTGGCCCAGCAGCGCCACGGTGCCAGCATTATGAAAGATGGCATGATGGCGGCGGGCGTAGTCACTACTGCTGAATGGCTCGATAGTGTGAAGGGTAAGCAGGCGTTGGACGCGCTTGAGCGCTACAAAGGTGCCAGAAACGCAGGGAAAACGCCGATCCTTGAAGGTGGCATGGACTATAAGCAACTTGGCATGAGCAATCAGGATGCTGAGTGGCTGGCCTCCCGGCGCTTCACCATCGAAGATATTGCCCGCATGTTTAACGTTTCTCCCATCTTCTTGCAGGAATACAGCAACAGCACCTACAGCAATTTTAGTGAGGCGAGCCGTGCCTTTCTTACCATGACAATGCGCCCGTGGCTGGCGAACTTTGAGCAGCAGATTAAATCCGCGTTGCTGGTGGCATCGCCTGTACCCGGAATCCGTTATCAAGTGGAGTTCGACTCTGCCGATCTTCTTCGAGCCACTCCAACCGAACGTTACGCAACTTATGAGCGCGGTATCAAGAACGGGATCATGAACCCGAACGAAGCCCGCGAACGTGAAGGTATGCCGCCGCGTGAAGGTGGCGACGAATACAGCCAGGCATGGAAGCAGGAAGTGAAGATCAGCAAGGACAACAAGGAAGGTGACGAATGAGAACCGGAGGTCTGAGAAGCCGGGTAACTATCCGGGTATTCACAACCCAACGTGCGCCATCTGGTCAGGTTATTCAGGTATGGGAAGACGGAGAAACCATCTGGGCTGAGGTTAAGGGGATTAGTGGCCGGGAATTAATGGCGTCAGGTGCCGAGGTTGCCGAAGCGACGATCCGTGTCTGGGTGCGTTTCCGCCGTGATATCACCGCAGCCAATCGTCTGAAAGTGCTTACTGGCCCGTTTGCTGGCGGCACTCTCAATATCATCGGGCCTCCTATTCCTGATTCGGAAGGTACCCGGCTGGAAATTCTCTGCAAGACAGGAACGGAAAAATGACAGCAGAAATCACCCTGGATGAAGCAAAGCTGCATTGCCGTATTGATGATGATTACGAAGATATGTTGATACAGGCGTATATCGATGCGGCGCTGGAGGTCTGCCAGAAGCATATCGGCAAGCGGTTTGATAACGGGCTGGAGTTTACGCCAGCTATCAAGATTGGCTGTCTGATGTACGTATCTCAGCTGTACGAGTACCGCACGATGATTGGTGATACCGACGCCAAAGAGATACCGATGGCTGTCTCTGCGTTGTGGTCTGTCTACCGAGATGTGGGGGTGTACTGATGCCGTGGCAACCACTACGCCGGTGCAATGAGCCGGGGTGTAATAAGCGGGTGAAATCCGGCAAGTGTGATGAGCATAAGCGGGATGCCCGCCGACAAAGCGACAGCCGAAGAGGTACACGGACAGAGCGCGGTTACTCGAATCGCTGGGGCGAATACCGTCGTCATTTTCTGAAAGCTAACCCGTTGTGTGTCCACTGTCTCAAGGCTGGCGTCTATACATCGGCAACTATCGTCGATCACATCATCCCTATCGAGGGTGAAGCCGATGTGCTGTTCTGGCCCGCCAGTAATCACCAGTCGTTATGCGCTGCCTGTCATGGCCGGAAGACAACCACAACAGACCCGGTGACGAAGCAGCAGCGTAAAGCCGGTAAGTTCCGTGAGCAGGAAGAAGCAGCACGTCATCGCACCGACTGGATCTATGAGGCAAACAATGACTGAGCAGGAACAGCAGCGCCTGATTAGTGGGCTGATAAAGCAGCGCGAGGCATGGCAACCAGCCAGACAGAGAACGCATACGAAGCCCGTAGTAAAGCGTATGAGCCAGCGTGACCGGGAGCTTATGGAATGTTTCCGCAACCGCTGACAGGCCGCATGGACGGGGTGGGGGAGGTTTTAAAGACAAACCCCTCCGGGCGAGGAACCACCCGCCCCCTCAAATTTTTACGCACGGTGATTTTTTTGAAAATAAAACAGACAGGAAAACAGTAAGTTATGGCAAGACCACCCAAACCGCCCGCCTATCTTGATGAAATCGCGGCGCAGCAGTGGAAAGCGAAGGCGAAGCAGTTGGCGGAGCGCGGAGATCTGACACCTGCCGACTGGAACAATCTTGAGCTGTACTGCGTCAATTACTCGATGTACCGCAAAGCCGTGGAAGACCTTGCCACGCGGGGATTCAGCATAGTGAACAGCCAGGGCGGTGAGAGCCGTAACCCGGCACTGAGCGCAAAAGCGGATGCCGAAAAAATTCTCATAAAAATGTCGTCGCTGCTGGGCTTTGATCCGGTAAGCCGCCGCCGCAATCCGGTAGAAACGGAAGAGGAGGACGAGCTTGACCGTCTGGAATGATTACGCAAACGCCATTAAATCCGGTGAAATTCCGGCCTGTAAGCGCGTAAAACAGGCCGTTGAAAGGTACTTTTCAGACCTGAATGATCCCCGTTATGAGTTCGATACGGCGACCGTAGAGCGGTTTATTGCGTTCTCCCGACTCTGTCCACACGTCAAAGGCCCGCTGCGGGGCCAGCCTATCAAGCTGGAACCGTGGCAGCAGTTCGCCTTTGCTAACCTGCTGGGCTTTAAGGTCAGGGAGTCAGGACGCCGGAAATACAGCAGCGCCTTTATTGAAGTGCCGCGCAAGAACGCCAAATCAACCGTGGCCGCCATGCTGGCTAACTGGTTTCTGGTGATGGAGAAGGGCCAGCAGGATATCTACACGGCGGCGGTGAGCCGGGATCAGGCCCGAATCGTATTCGACGATGCCCGCCAGATGTGCCTGCTGTCAAAACCGCTGAAAAAGCGCGTCAATATTCAGGCGCATAAGGTCATTTTCCCGAAGAGCAACAGCCTGCTAAAGCCGCTGGCGGCGAAAGCGGCCACCATTGAAGGAACTAACCCCAGCCTGGCGATTGTCGATGAGTACCACCTTCACCCGGATAACGGCGTTTATTCCGCCCTTGAGCTGGGTATGGGCGCACGTCCTGAGGCGATTTTGTTCGCCATAACGACCGCCGGGAGTAACGTTGTCTCAGCCTGTAAACAGCATTACGACTACTGCTGTCAGATTCTGGCCGGGGAAGAGAGCAACGATTCGCTGTTTGTCCTGATCTACGAGCTGGACGACGAAAGCGAGGTTGAGCAGCCTGAAATGTGGATCAAGGCCAACCCTAACCTGCATGTGTCCGTTGACGCGGCGAAGCTGGAATCCACCATCCAAAAAGCGTGGGGTATACCGTCACAATGGGTGGAGATGCTGACCAAGCGTTTCAATATCTGGTGTCAGGGTTCCACTCCGTGGATGGGGGCCGGGGCATGGGATGCCTGTGCACTCGATTATGCCGAAGAAGATCTGTCCGGGATGGAGTGTTACGCCGGATTTGACTTGTCCTCAACCAGCGATATTACCAGTGTGAGTTACGCTTTCCCGTTTGAACGCGAGATCAGGCTTCTTACCCGGCACTATCTGCCCGAAGCACAACTACTTAACGTTGCTAACAAAAACCGCGCCATCTATCGGCAGTGGGTAAAAGCGGGCTGGATACGCACCACTCCCGGCGACTGTATCGACTATGATCGCATCCGTGACGATATCCTGCGCGACGCTGAAATATTCAATATCCGGCTGGTGGGCTTTGATACGTGGAACGCCACACACTTGCGAACCCAGTTACAGGGGGCTGGCCTCGATGTGGAGCCGTTCCCGCAAACCTATCTGAAATTCAGCCCGGTAGCGAAATCCTTTGAGGTTTTTGTTAACCGCAAGGTGGTGCGCCATCGTGGCGATCCGGTTCTGGCCTGGGCGATTGGTAACGTGGTGATGGAGTCCGACGCCAACGCCAACATTAAGCCCAACAAGAAGAAATCCTCCAACAAGATAGACCCTGCGGTATCAGCGCTGATGGCGTTCGGGACATTCCAGGCTGAGCACGAGGATTTTGCATTCGATATGAGCGATACTCACAAGCAACGATTGGCCGTGTTTAATGGAATTTAATTTTCTAGAGCAGTAGGATAGGAATGCATAGATTATGCACAGCCATTACTCTGAAAATAAGGAATTTATATGTCGTTAGCTCAGAAAATGAAACTACAAGATCTTAAAGCAAAAGCTGAGGAATACAATGCTCATCGGCGCGAGTTATTGACAAAACAAATCAATGATGCAGCAACTACCATTCAGAAAGATACCTTAGAATTTTTTAAGTCTAAAGGTTTTTCTATCACTGGTCAGATGCCGAAAATCAAAGCTACTTATAATGGTGGGCTTGAAACATCCATTGACTTCTCTAACCTGACTGGAAGTTTTTTTGGATGTGATGGTGGAGTTGACTTCAAATATGAAAATAAATCGTTTGTGCTTAATTACTCTGTGAAACGAGGAAATGCTCCTGATCGTGGAACCCTGGCTGGTAGTCCTGACGAAGTGATGCAAAAAGAAATTGAGTATTACGAAGGTAAATTATTACCGTTTTTAGAATCCACAGGTGTGTCTGATCTGAGTGGCGAAGTGATTTTGTTCTCAGTTATGAAGAATGTAACTAACAGACCAACCACTCAGAAATACGATAGTGTTGAACAAGCATTAAACAGCTTTATGGATTAAATCTCATGTACCATGCCGCTTGTAATCAAGTAGCATGGTACTCATTACCCTCGTGATTTTTCTTGCTATAATCCCGCCACTTTGGATTGTACTCATGCTTATGTGTGATTTCGGCTTTGTGCGATAGTCCGTATATCAATCGGTATATCAATTTTCGCAGAAATCTATAGTAGGAGTTCTAATTTAACTGATAAAAATCAGTGAGATATATTAACTATGAAACATATTGTAGAAGTAATGATCCCCGAAGCGGAGATCAAAGCGCGCATTGCCGAACTGGGTCGTCAAATTACTGAACGTTATAAAGACAGCGGCAGTGACATGGTGCTGGTAGGTCTGCTGCGTGGCTCATTTATGTTTATGGCGGATCTGTGCCGCGAGGTACAGGTGTCTCATGAAGTCGATTTTATGACCGCCTCCAGCTACGGTAGCGGCATGTCCACCACTCGCGATGTGAAAATTCTCAAGGACCTGGATGAAGATATCCGTGGCAAGGATGTGCTGATTGTCGAAGATATTATCGATTCCGGGAATACGCTGTCGAAAGTGCGGGAAATCCTGAGCCTGCGTGAGCCAAAGTCTCTGGCGATTTGTACGCTGCTGGATAAGCCGTCTCGCCGTGAGGTTGACGTCCCGGTTGAGTTTATCGGTTTCTCGATCCCGGATGAGTTCGTTGTGGGTTACGGCATCGACTATGCTCAGCGTTATCGCCATCTGCCGTATGTTGGTAAAGTGGTGCTGCTGGACGAGTAA